ACATATTAAAAATAAAAAATAAAGATAATAATGTGTTTATTATTTAAAAATCTAATTCATATCTGGCTGACCCACAATCCCATACTTTATAGTATCTATGTTTTTCCATAATTTCATTTTCAGTTTGACAACTTTCGCCCCACTTCATTTTTATAAGTTTACCCTTGTTAAAATTGTATCTGTGTGTCCCTTTACATAGTCACGACAGTATCCATCTTTTTTTAAATCATTATTCTTGCCATTCCTTAGTAGAGTTACATTTTCCCCACACCCACATTTACATAGGGGAGATATGTTGGCAAACATATACTTTAAAATATATTCTGATTGAGTAATTTCGGGGTGGTTCTGAGTTATATGGTACATCAAGTGTTGATTGCTGTTTAATTTTTTAGAGCAAACTTTACATTCAATTTGGGATGTTTCTTGTTTTTTAATCTCTTTTAGTAATTTAGGGCGGAATTCTCCATAAGATTTAACGTATTCTTCGGTATTTAAGTTATGAGCAAATCTTAAATGCATAGCCATGGAACGTATTGTTTCTTGTGAATTACATATGCTGCAGAAGTGAGTATTTTTATCTATAGAAACCTTAGAATCAATATTAAGGGGATCTCCTTCAAATCTAAAGATATAACCCGAAGATGTTTTATACTTACCTAAACAACAGTTTATAATTGAATCATAATTTGAAACTGATTTGGAAGCCAAGGTAGGGTTAGCAAATTCATTTATTATTTCTCCTTTTAGGGAATATTGTATAACTTTATTATTATATTTTTTAGTCATAAATTACTATTTTATTAGCGTAGCGTGTGTTCCATGATACATATAAAAAAGGGACGCGAAACGCGTCCCTTCTTAAAAGTATTTTGATTTTTTAATACTATAGAGTATTTAAACCTGCTACCTGGATAGTTCCATAAAATTCTGGTCTTACCATCTTCTTAGCATAACGAGTTAATAAACCTTTACGTGGTGTAAATGTGTTTGGATCGTAGATAAGTGGTGTCATGATTAAAGGAATATATGGTGCGAATACTGCTCCACTCTCCAAGAACTGAGTACCTCTAAATCCTAAAAGGATTGTGTTTTCAGTCATGTAAGGGTTTTTGTATACCTTGTAACGTCCGTTTAATTGACCTACTTTTTGTACACCAAATGCGTAGCTAGACTTAGATACATCACCATCCGTGTCGGCTGCAAATCCAGGAATAGATTCCAAGATAGTACCTATTGTAGGAGAACATACTAAGAAATTTGCTCCACCTCTAAGTGTCTTTTGGTGAATGATGTTACTCAACTTTTGGATTTTAGTTCCTAATGTTTGGAACCATTGACCTTGTGAGTTATAGAATCCTAAATCAGATACTGTACCGTTAACACCATTGTTAACAATAGATTGGTTGTTTACTGCAGACCATACTTCTGTTCCGGCTGCTGCTGATTCCATCAACATTCCTAAGATCTCTAAGTCAATTTCTAACGAAATGTACTCACTTAAGATTGAAGTCAATTCAGCTTCTGCATCCAATGCATGGTAAGCATTTAAATCCTGAGCAAATTCTGGAGTCCATACTGCTTTTAATTTGCGAGTTTTCGCAACTATAGCAGAAGATTTCATTTGAACGTTGATTTCAGGAATAGTAATTTCTGGGCTGTTCAATCCGTTTGGTTGAGCGTTAGCATCTTCGAAATCACCTCTAAATCTATCAGTTGGTTGCAATTGGTAAACAACTGTTGAAGTTGATGCTGCACCTCCTGCTCCAAAACCTGCTACTAAAGCTGTGTTAGGAACAATAAAATTAACATATGTACCTCCATTATAAGTTGTAAATGCTGATAATTGGATTCCTGGAGTACCTGAAGCATTAGCTGCCGCTACTGAACCTGAACGGAATTGGAAACCTGCAACACCTTCTCTATCGAAAAAGTTTAAAGATGCTACGGGTACAGAAACTTTAGCTAATAAATCACCAACCGCTGATTCTGAAAAATTGGAATCGTAATCTACATCTGACCAAGAAGCAGAAGTAACAATAACCCCTGCAGCTACAATAGATTGTGTGTTATTAACTGAGTATCCAAATCTACCGGGACCATATAAACCACCAGTAGTTGTGTTACCAAATGGAGCAGTTTCTGATGTACTATCACCATATAGTGAACCACCGGCTGCAAATGGAGATTTGTTAGATCCGTATTGGAAGTCTAAGAAGAAAACTAGACCAGAAGGCAAGTTCATAGGTTGAACAGAAACAAATTCCTTTGCTGCTATTTGTCCAAATACTTTTCTTACCAAAGGTAAAGCAACACCCGCCCATTGACCACCTACGTTAACCGCAGTTTGTGATTGGAATGTACCTGTTGAGGCAGCACCTCCACCTGTTTGAGAAGATTCTACTACAAGTTGTTTTGCTTGGTTTTCAAGAATCATTCCCATGTTATTTTTATGGGTACCTGTTAAACCTTCCAACAAACCTGTTTTTTCCCATTTGCTAGACAATCTAGCGGCATCACTCTGCATTGAGTGGTATGGGTTTGCGCTTTCTAATAATGAATTTAAGCTCATGTTTTGTGTTTTTTTTTGTTTTTAAATATTTTAAATTAATCCCGCAAGTTTACGCATTCTATCGTAAACATCGTTTGATTCAATTATGGGTTGAGGACCTGATTTAGGCTCTGAACCTGTTGCTTTTGAGGCAAAACCCTTAATTCTACTAAATTGTGGTGCAGAGGTTACTAACCCTTCACTCAATACTTCAAAAATAGTTTTTGCTTCTCTTACATCCTTAGCATTATCAAACGCTTTTAATACCTTAATTTTTTTACTTTCAGTTAGGTTTTTTGACTTGAAAATTTTATTAGTATAAAGCAATTTGGCATTAAGTAAATTTACTTCTTGAAGTTCTTTTCGAAGCTCATCCATTTGATCCATCTCATCTTCATTTTCAGATCTCATAGCTTGACCAGCGGCTGTACCTAGTGCTTCTAGTGCTTCTTTAGCTTTAGTAGCTAAAGGTCCAGCTTGTGATACTAATTTTTTAAGGCCGGCTACAATAACATCTAACCCTGCTGAAGCAGAATCCGATGGTTCTCTCATAGATCCACCACCCATTTCCTTAATATCATCAATTTTATCTTCATTTTCAGATCTCATAGCTTGACCAGCGGCTGTACCTAGTGTTTCTAGTGCTTCTTTAGCTTTAGTAGCTAAGGGACCAGCTTGTGATACCAATTTTTTAAGACCTGCTATAATAGCATCTAATCCTGCTGAAGCTGAATCTGATGGTTCTCTCATAGATCCTCCACCCATTTCATCTATCTTCTTCTTAGATTTATGTCTTAATTTATTATTGATTTGAGCTTCATCTACTTGCATATCCATATCATCTACGTCTGCAGATTCTCCGGCTTCAATTTCCCCATTCATTACCATGTCTTTAATAACATCTTCAATGAATGATTTAAGGTCATCTTCTGACATATCTTCAAGATCAATTTCTTCATCTTCTAGACCGTCTTCAATTTCCTCCTCGTCTTTAAATTCACCTTCTAATTCAAATTCTTCTTCCGGAGAATCATCATCATCTTCAAGTTCTTTTAATAATTCGTCCAAGTCAATTTCATCTTCAGTTTCTTCTTCCTGTACGGTTGATGTACCTACTTTTCTAGGAGATAAATTCCTTAAAGTATCACCAGCCGGTGAGTTAGCAACTGAGTGTTGAAATTCTGGAGCTTCGTTAACTTCTTCTTTTTCGTCTTCTTCCATATCTTCTCTATCCATTTCTTGCAATTTAGCAGATAACATGGATTTTAGATGAGGTGTAAAAGCTTCTTCAAGAGCAAGTTTTGCATTAGCTATAGCAGTTTCTTTAACAGCTTTAGCATCGGCAATAGCTTCGCTTAACAATTTGTTGTTCATTTGTCCCAAAATTTTTGTTTGTGAAATACGATTATTAAGAATCGTAATAGAATTTATTTTTTTATTGATGTTATATAGAGGAATAACATATTACCTTAATACGTATGTACTTAGGAGTTAAAAATGTAAAAGCCCTCAAAAAGAGGGCTTCAGTTTATAGATACTATCTATAGAGGGGTACAATATTGACTTAAAATATAGGACAAGATCCTTTGGAACAAAGTATATCATGTATTATACTATTAACTTTTGAATAATCATTAATAAAATTTTCTTTACCTTCTTTTACTAAGCTCATATATGAGCCGGGGTTAGAGGGGGTTGAAACGAAATCCCAACAAAGAAGTGAAAAATCTTCTTGAACCTCCATTACACCACCTTTTTGTTCTAAAGAACCCATACCTCGAGAAGATACACCCACAGTGACTCCGCTTTTAATAAGTTCTCTAAGAATATTTCCTGAAGGTGTTGGTAAGATTTCTATTTTACCCATTACCTGATCTCCATCCCACCAGTATTCACTAATTAAGTGTGATACATTTTTTAGGTTTATCACGGTGGATTCTGGGTGGTCTAGTTCTCCTATGGAACGACGTTGATCAACTAGTTCTTTGTATTTATTCATCTCCCTATCCCATAAACTTCTAGAGTAGTAACGACCATTACCGTTTTTTACTTCGGCTGTAGCTAGTATACCTTCTACGATAAAACTAGCATCATGACCATTGACTCCCTCTGTTAATTTGAAAGGCTGAGGTCTTAGGGTATGTGTTTCTATTAATATAGATTTATTCATCATTTAAAGAAATTTCATCCATTATTTCGGACTTTTGGTATGATTTACCACACATTTTTTCAAACATTTTTTCAAGATGTGCTTTTTCTTTTTCCATTATTTTAATGGATTTTCTCATCTCATTTAATTTATTCTTATCCATTAACTCGGCTAGGTCATCATTTTCATCTATCTGCTTTAATCTTTCACCCGCGGTATCAATTTCACTTTGGACAAGTTCAATTTTGGCTTCTAAAGTAACAATATTTCCTTGTTTTTCAACTTCTTTAAGCTTACTACCTAAATCTTCTTTTTTAGGTTTTCTTTCACGCGATGCTTTTTTCATGGATTCTTCTTTATCTCCATCACCATCTAAATCTAAAAAATCAGGTTTAGCTGCTTCATCCATAGGTAAATCTTCTTCTTCATTTTCCTCAGAAAGAGAAGTCATGAATGAATTTAACCCATTATTTTCTGATGTTTCGTCTTCAGCCATAATCTGTCTAATTAATCTCCCAGATTGGGCTGCAAAACTATTTGGGTTGCCACCTGTAACGATACCTCCCAAATGTTCTAATATTGCTCTTTTTAGCTTAGATTCTTTAACAGGTATCATAGCTGAACTTCCTGATTTTAGTTTATCACTATATCCACTAGAGGCATATTTACCACTAACTTCATCAACTTTTTGTTCTTTATATCCTAACCCCTCAACTCCAAACATTCCATTTTTAACATAATGTAGAGGATCTTTGGCTAAATTTTTAACTACTTTTTCTTGAGCTTCTTCTAGGCTTAAACTTGGTTGTTTTTTTAACTCAAAATAAACACCTTTTAATAGTTCTTGACCATTAACATTATTAATATTATCCACTTTAGGGGAATAATCATAATTATGGGAGGCAATATTTTCAACAGATTTATCTACTTTTTTTGCTTCTGCCTTAATTGATTCATCTTCTTTAGAAGTATTAATTTCATCATCATTGTTGACAATAGGAGATAAAGAATTAATTTCAGATAGATATTTTTCAAAGGATTTCTCCCATTCTTGTTTAGGACCATTTAAATCTTCAGAAGTAAGAATATTAAGAGGTTGTAGGTCAATATAATGTTCGTTAATTACCCTTCTACTTTTTAAAATATTAGTAGTTTCCTCGAAACTAGAAAAATTTGTGATCATATTAGGAAATAACTGCTTTGCTTCTTTTAAGAACATTCCTTTATGTCCCTTTCCTTCTTTAATAAGATTGTATTGCTCTTGTAATGTTTTCATATTATTCTTCTTGTTTTAATAGTATTTCAATGTCATTTATATAATCACCAACTAAATCTGTTCCTCTAACTACAGTATAACTTTCGGGGTTTTCTCTATAGTATTTTATGGTTTCAATTTTTCCTTGACGTAGTAATTTTTTAATATTTTCTAATTTATCTTCTAATAAACTAAAAATGGAAATTCTATCTTCTTGCCATTTATTTATAGCCTTTTCTTCTTCCTTTATTACTTTATACTTATACATATTACTTAACTAATTTATATTTAAATTGTTTAATATATGCGTTATTAATAACACCTTTATCACCTGCTGGTGGGCCTGGGCCTAGAGTTGCTCCGGGGTTGTTGGATTTAGGTTTAGATGAAGGTGATTTTGCTTCACCTATTTTTTTTTGTTTTTTAGGTAGTTTAAAAGCATATTTCCCTAAATAACCCCCAGCTCCATCCGAAGTAGACATTCCTTCACCTTCTTCATTTACCTCCCCTTTAATATTTTTTTTCTCTTCATCAGGTTTATCCTCAGTGGCTATTCTTTTTAATATAGTATTTAACACATCGGGGGTTAATCCTGGGGTTTTATTACCTGGAAAGTATTTGGAATATCCCTTTTCTTCTTTAATTTTATAATTGTAAGTCATTGGAAAGTTTTATTTCTTTTGCTAATTCATAATATCTTAATAAATTAACTAAATTATCATCCTTAACTTTCTCACCTTTTGATATTTCAGTTAAAAATTTAGTTATTTCTATAGTTTTGATTTGGGTTGCTTTATCTTTAATATTTTCAACTTCAGTGGTTAAAATTATTTTTAACTCATTAATTTTGGTATTATAAAAATCTCTTAAACTTTGAGTAGAATCAACAGAGTGGATAAATTCCTTAAGAATTTGTTTCTGTTCTAGAGATAAATCTTTATATTTATCATTAAATTTTTCAAGAAGTACTTTATAGGTTAATATCCTTAAATCTTTATCATAAGTTGAAAATTCTTGAATTATATTTTCTTTAACCCGCTCAGGTACAATTTCATTTTTAGTTAAATATTCTAACAATGTAATTTTTGAATTTACTAATTGATCGGAATCAATTAACTCCTTAGAATTATAACTTTCAATTAAAACATATAGGGCCGCTAATTCTTTATAGTTTTTAATTTGGCACCCAAAGAAATTTTCTAAACTATAATGTTTTTGTATTTCATTTATTAGGTTATATTTTTGCTTTCTTAAAAAGGTTTTATTAAACTTTTGTGAAGATTCTAGAAGAGTAGTAATAATCATATTAGCCCTACCTTCGTTTAAAACTTTAGAGTTTAAAATAGATTCATATAATTTATACTCACGTCCTAATTCAGTTTTTACAAAATATTTTTTTAATAAGTCGATAGCGGGAGAATCACTACCCTTTAGGGTATCAGAGGTTATTTGACGTACTAGTAGTTCAAAAAGAATCCCTGTATTTTTATACTTAGAGTGAGAAATCCTATTATTTTTAATCATTTTTTATTAAGTAAATTTATATAATATCTAGGTCTTGTTTATAAATATTAAGGGAAAATTACTCCCTCAATTGGTTTTCATCTAACAATGGGGAATTATATTTATCATGCCCCGATATTAATTTTTTATTATTCATAGATTTAAATAATTCTTTATTTTTTAATAAAGTTATCTGAGCACTTTCAAGAGCCATACCTGTTTTATTAGTATTGGTTCTACTATCTGATGAATCATTTTTATCTGTATCCTTCATACGTTTTGTTCCTAATCTATCTTTCCCAAAATTATCATCTTGAGTATTTCTTTTGGTTGTAGTTTCTCTTGGTCTACCCAATTCTAAATCATCCGTGTATCCTGTTGGGGTATTACCAGGATCAGACATTGTACGTCCTTTACCATATAGTGATGCTAAATCATGTGGTGTTCCATATGAATTTCCAGTTTCAATTGGGTCATTACCCTCGGATTGGATTTGTGTATTTCTAAATTTACGTTTAGAGTCCTCACGAACTAAATCTCTGTACTCATCGAACTGATCTTCACTAAAGTGGTATATATTGTGGTATATCCAATCTGATGGAACTAAACCTTGTTCTAGTAAAATACCAGCTAGTTCAGACTTTTGCTTCATTAATTCAATTCTCTCTTGATCATAAATGATTGAAGGAGTAGTCATTGATAATTCAAAGTTAGTCAATGATTCTTCAGTATATCCTTGAGTGTATAAGTGGACTAATGCTATTTTATTAAGTTCTGAGAGAACGATACGCTGGATTCTATCAATAGTACGTGCAAAACGAATATCTTCTGCTGCTAAAGTAGCTTTACCTTCTATATTTTCATCATACCCTAAAAATGCTTTTGGAACTTTAAGAGCAGCAAATAATTTATCTCTTAAATATTCTACATCCTGTATTCCATCATATGATAGGCCAGGAGTTGTTTCAATTTTTGTAGCACTATCGTTACCTCGAACTGGGATGTAAAAATCTTCTAACATGTTTTGCATGTTGTATTTTAGATTGTATTCTCCAGTTTTAGGATCCATGTGTGGGGTACGTTTCATGTTACTAATGGTTTGCTCCATAAATGCTGGAACTTCATTAGGGGGTATTGAACCCACATTTACATAAAATACTCTCTTTTCAGGAGCACGAGCAATTCTATGGATTAGCATTGCATCCTCCATTAAAACATATTGTTTAAATAATTTTCTTGCTGGTTCTATATAACTTCTTCCATATGGTAAAAAGTTAACATCTGCTACCATTCTAAAGTGGGACATTTCATAATTATCGAAATAGATACCTGTTTTATCGTCTGCTAAACCTTGCCCCGGCACTTTATAATAACCGTAACTAGAACCTGCAAATCCATCAGGATTCCACTTAAATTTTACCTCAGATTGATTTTCGGGGTTTGTACCTTCAAGTCTTTCCATATGGTATGCTGTGTAGGGTACTACATTGTATACCCCAAACTTTTCAGCTATCTCTAATTTCAAGAAAAAATCACCATATTTACACATTTGGCGAATCCACATCCATAAATTAAATTCTATGTTTAAAACATCATAAAATAGATTATATAGAATTTTTTGAATATCTTCATTAGAACTTCTAATTTGAAGTACCTCCCCCATATCATTTTTTAAAGTAGACTCATCAGCAATAATATCTAGAGCGGAAGCAATAATAGCATCGGTATCCATTAAATCATATTCTGAATATACTTGAGTCCTTAAGTACTGCCAATTCAACTGGAATTGAGAACCATAAAGAGAGGTAGATGAATTGGAATAAATTCTATTATATCTATCAACAAGTGAATTAGTACTAAATTCACCACTACTTTGTATATGACCTGAATCTATGGTTTTGATTTGGTCTCCCCCAACATTACGTATAACCACGTCTGTAGAAAATAGTTTCTGTAATCTTGAGAAAATTGTTTTGTCAGCCATTGTTATTTTGTATTGTTATTATTATAAGTATAGTTATTTAATTAAAGAAGCCAACTAATATCTTCTTTCCCCTTATCTGTTTCTATTAAATATGGGTTTTTATTGCTATTTTGACTATTATAACCACCGTTATATGGGGTTCGAGTAACTGTTATGTTATTTAATGTTTGTTTAGTTAAATCTATTCCTCTCTGTCTAAATTTAAGTGCTGTGTCTCTAATATACATAGCAATACCAAAAGCCATTATTAAATCATCATTATATCCACTTTGTGCCTCAGCTCTACCATTTTTCCAAATAAATACTTCCATTTCTGAAATTAATCTTTTAGATTGTATTGTAACCCCTTGATCTGAGATATATTCTTGAAATTTACCAATCACCATGGGGCGAGTTTTTGAAGACATTGTAAATCCCGCTACCATTCTTGAATTATCTTGATATTGAGTAAAATACGACTCGGCTGTGGTTTCTCCACTTCTTTGTGAGTAGTAAAGGTTAGAGTATTGTCTATCTATCGCTATTTGTATTGTTGCCCAACCTATATTTGCATTCTCTATTACCAACAATGCATTATTATATTCTGTGGCTATACCCACTAATAGATGTCCAAATTCTTTAGTTCCTATCTGTCCCTTATACTCTGCTACTTGTGTATTACTTTCAACGTCTATAATATGAAATGTAGAAAAATCTTTCCCATCTCCCCTAGCTACATCAGCTACTACTATATAATCTCGAGAATAATCAGCGGATTCCCAAACCCAAAGATTTTGATCTACACCCCTTCTTTCTAGTGG